TCTTTCTTCATTAGCACTGTCATTACCACCAAACCAGTACTCCAAGCCAAAACTACGGTCTTGGTCAAATGTTAGTTTCATTACTGCTTGGAACAAAGCATCGTTGTTATCTTCAATGTCTTTATAATCTATACCAGCTGCCGCAAAAACATCACCTTTAGCTATAGAATTAAAAGAACCGTATGTTCCTTTAGTAGCCATGTCTTTGATTTCATCAAAGCTAAAAGCTCCAGTAAGAGCCACTTGGAACATGCTGTTTGTTCTTACATCATTATTTCTTGTTCCGTCTGTGCCGTTAATCTGAGCTAGAACTTTTTGCTGTACAATATGTTTGGGTTGTCCAGTAGCCAAAACCATTTGTCCAACAGCATTGTTAAACACATTCATAGTCGCCTTAAAAGACTCCTCATCTTCTAACAAAGAGGCTTTTAAGGTTTCTATCATAGGGGTAGGCAACAAGCCGTAATCAGACACATACTGCATAGTAAGCGGATACGTCGCAGAATCAGACAAATCAAAACTAGGAGGAGGTGCATGTTTTTCTATAAATGCTCTGTCAGCAATCCCCTTTACAGGTATTCCTGATTTCCAAGCATCTCTATAAGCGCCTAGCTTATCATCAATTACTTTGGCTTCATTCCATTTAGTTTCGTACTTGCCAGCCCTGTCTGTCATTTCGGCTATTTGTTGTTTAGCACGAATCTTATCTTCTTCAGTTTTTGCCGTTTCTAGAAGCTTTACACCTAACTCCTGAAGCTCCTCTTTAACAACTGTAGGCGTTCTACTTAATGTTACTATGCCACCAGTAGGAGTCTCAGCTATAAAAGCAGTAACTTGATCCTGTGTGTCCCTTTGAAAGTCTAGATTAGCTCTTGCCTTTCTTGCTCTTTCAATGTCATCACCAAGACCGAGGTTGTATCTGGTGTTTATTTCAACAATGGTTTCCATGTTGCCTAAAGGTATAGATGACTCACTGTCATCAATAGGCTTGCCTTGCTTATACTTTTCAAGTGCTGTTGATATTGCTTGAAGATACTGAACTTGCTCTAAACCACCAGTAAACTCCATCCACTTTGCTTTAATTTTTAGATTTGCATTTGGATACTTTTCTTCCATTTTAGCAAGGGAAATATTTCCGTCTTTAATAAGATTCATAGCCTCAGAAGAACCGGGCTTAGACTTTATAATCGCCATATAGCCTAAGATTTCTAAGGTATCTAAATCAACATCCCTATTAAAATTAGAAGCCAAGGCTGTTCTGATGTCTTTTAATACAGCTGATGGTAAAGTTACAGAGCCAGAAATATGAGCGTCTAATTGGTCTGCAAGTTCTTGAGATACACTCTTTAGACCTTGTGTCCTAAGAGTTTCGTTTGAAGTACTTCCGTTTTTTACATAGGCAATTTTTGCAGCAAACTTATCACCTACTTCTCTTTCAGCAATCTTATTTGACTTTATCTCATCTTCTTTAAGGCTGTTAATTCTAACATCAATAGCCTTCATTATAGTTCCCAAAGTTGACCACTGAGTAAGGCTGTTTGGGTCTAAACGAAATGCCTGTGACTTCATTTGATCAAAGGTCATTTCTTCAAGAGTTTTAACTTTATCAATAGAATTGACGTTTGTTACAATCCACTGGTCAATAGAAGCTTTGTTTTCAGCAACAAGAATCTGCTTTGAAGCGTTTGCTTGTTCTTTTAGCTCACCGCCAAAAGACCTTACCTCTTGAGATAATTTGTCCATATCAACAAGGTTAAGGTCTATTCCTATCTCTGAGCTGCTCCCAACAAGTTCAGCAAGCAAAAGGGGATTCTTTTCTAAATTGGTAGCCATAACCAAGGCTTCAGAAGATATAGAATTTACATCATAAGAATCCTTGTCTTTCATTTTCTCAAAGTTATCTACCAAGATACCTTTAATAACGCCTTCTGCTAACTGATATTGAAAGCCAGCAATAAGCGCTCTTGTTTTGCCTCCTGCATTTGTATCTGCCCCAGGATGGTCTGATATATCCGCAATAATTGTTTCAAAGGTTTCAACAGCAACTTTAATTAGATCTTTGCCCCCATCTAGGTTTCCAACCTTAGCTGCCAAACCCCCAATATTAGCAACAGCAGAATTAGCAGTTGTGTATAAATCATTTATTTCGTCTGCTTGCTGTTTCTCATATCTGTTCTTTAGCTGAGTAGCGGCAACTTGAGAGTTCATTTTCTCTAATGACATATCGAAGTTGGCAGATGCCACAGGATACTGTTCAACTTGCTTTTGTAGAGCAGTAATCTCTTGCTGGATAAGAGCGTTTGAATCTTTCCATTCCTGAGTTCCGTCATCACCAAACTTATCTGTAGCAAGAATCTTATTGCCAAGAGCCTCTATCTTAACATTCATTCTTGCGGCAATAGATTCGTCTCTTGTTGCATCATATTTTTGCTGCGCTTCATCATTCCAATAATCAGCGGCTTTACCAACCATATCCTGACGGATAGTCCCTGTTGCTGGGTCAATAACATCGATGCCAGCAAGTGCAGCTGCTTGAACACTTTTCTTAGCGGCAGAATCATAGGCTTGTTTAATATATGTGCCAGACAAACTTCTAAGTTCTTTAGCAGCTGTCTCTACTCCAGTAGGTCTTAGGCCACTGAAGTTAGGAATACCCCCACCACTGCTAAAGTTTACTTGGCTTTGTCTTGTAGGCTTAAATGTCATTATGACCACTCTTGTTTAAGTTGGTATTTATATGCGTCCCATGAACCAGAAGGAATCGCAGAACCAGTTGGGCTGACTCCCGCATCTACCCCAGGAGCATTAACCATAGAGCCGCCAACAGTTCCAGCCGCACCAGCTACACCGCTAATCATAGCCGCTTTGCCTTGAGCCTTAGCAATAGACGCACTTACATTAAGCTTATTAACACTACTTGCACCCATAAGCTTAATCTTAGTAATGTCCATTGCAGACATATTCTTTTCATTCAAAGCCAAAGTCTGGGTAGTGCCTGAACCAACACTGCCCCCACGACCAGCTTGGCTTGCGTTGAGAGCTGCAAGCTTGGCAAACAAAGTCTTTTCACGGTCAATTGCGTTTGACTCTGTTTTAAGCCTTTCAAGCTCTGCCTCACTACGATAGGCATCTGCTTGCATGTTGGCTATGTCCATCTGCTTTTTAGCCGCTACTAATGTGAGTCCAGCACTCACTATTGCCATTGTTTGACCCATTAGATTTCTACCTCTAGCAAAATGCCATTCAAGCTTAACAAAAGAGGCTCATCACTTGTAATTGTAACAGTTCCATCTTTTGACCATCCCAACAAATAAATTTCTTTTCTTTCTGTTATCGGATCAGGAGCATTAGCAAAATTAGAATTAACAGCTCTTATAAGTATCTTATTGCCTTTTGCTTTAATATTTAAGGTGCTGTAAACATCAAGAACAGCCCTAACAATCCTACGCTTTTGACCTACAGAAACTCCATCTTGTAACTGAAACTCAGGAGGCAAGGTAACAAGTGTAGGTACATAGTTAACACCAATCTCCACATCAGTAACAGCACTTGTAAGGTTTATATCTCCATTTGCATCTGTTGTGTATTGACCAAGAGAGTAATTACCATTCCTAACATACACATCAGTATTAGGTAAGTGAGCTACAGTCCAATTGGTTTTAGCAGTAGCGTTTGTAAGCTGAACAGAAGCATCTAAGAAATAATTATTAGAGAATTGCTCAAGATGAGTAACAGTAGAGCCATCAATTGTTCTTTCAACAACCAAGTACATAGTTCTGTTCACGTTTACTATGTTCTTAAATAAACCCTCTGTTTCGTATCTTGCCCATCCTTGTAGCTTTTCTTTACGAATAGACATAAAGATAGGCAAAGTTCCATCATCGTTTACAATATAAAGATAACCTTCAACTTGGTCGAAAGCTTCTCTTTGAGCAGCCATATCAACTGGCTCAGTAATTAAATCTTGAGACAATATAGTAAGAGCATCAGAGTTATAGGCTTGGCTTAAATCAGAGAACACAAACTCTCTAATAGCTCCTTTTGTCTTTGTAAGGTAAACAACAGCACCATCAAATTCTAATGGCTGTGTGTCAGAGCTTCCAAAAGAAGTCTGCTTCTTAATAGTAATTGTAGAGGGGGTCAGAGGTTTATTCTCAGTAGTAGGAATATAAAGTTCTTGCTCAGATGTAAACACAGTCAAGTGACGCAATGAGGTCAGGGCTTTGATTTCCGATACTTGGTTTTCAGAAATCTCTAACTGAATACCTTCATCATCTAATCCAGTGCCAACTTCAAAATCAAAAAACTCTGCTGTCTTAGACATCATAATTGTATTAGGTAAATCTCTACTACCACCAAATATCAGTCTTTGGTCATGGAAAATAACTGTTCTAGCAAAACCACGCTTTTCTGAGAAAACTTCTTCTTTCCAGTCTGTAATAGCTGTCGTGTTTGCAAGTGCAGCACTTAAATCACCACGAACTACAGTATCAGATGTATAGGTTTTGATTTCAAAAAACCTAGCCGCACCAGTGCTATCAATAAGCTTGATAAATGTACCAGTCATATTGCTCGACCAAGTAGCGGCAGAAGCAGTTAAAGTAATGTTAGTACCCGAAGTAGCACCCGGAGTTACTGTTACACTATTTGGGGAAAACTTATGATAAGCAGTAAATTTAATATTGTCGTTTTCATAGAACTCAAAGTCATCAAGATCGAAGTTAGTTGCGCTTGTTCTTGTGAGCTTCTTCATAAGAAAATCTGGGTGAACAATAACCATTGTATCCCCAGACTGAGACACAACTAACTGTCCTATGTTTGTGGCATCCCACTCACAACGACTTGTTGATATTGTTTGCAGTATTGTATTTGGAGAAGTTGTATCAACAATATCCAAAGCACCATTGCGAAACAAAAGAATGTAAGATTCATTTTCGTCAAAGATGTAGCTTTCAAGCTGATATGGTTCGTTGTTAATAGTCTGGTGGTAAACCATGCCAGGTCTACGAGTAATGCCACCCTGCGCTCTTATACGAGCATTACGAAGTGTTTTAACAGCATTTTTATATGCGTCAGCATCGATGCGTGAGCTAAGTAGAGGCGTTAGCTCCCCAGCTGTAAAATTGGTATAATACTGACGTAAGAGTGCCATACATTAGTCTCGTCTTTGCCGTTTTGCTTCTTCTGCCATACGGTCTGCCTGTGTTAACTCAGCATTAGCAACAGTTGTGGGTGTAAGAATAGAAGCAATTACACCAAAAGGGCTTAATACCCTACCAACCTTCAAACCTTTAGAAGCCATGCTTTTTACTCTAGATGGGCTATTATCTTTAATAACTCTATTCTGCTCTGATATCTTATCAGCTTTTAATTGCTGCTCTGGTTTAGTTAAATGCTGATTAGGGATATTCCTAAGTCTTGCTCTTTCTTCTTGAGCCATTTGCCTAGCTTGTGCTTGGCTTTTTGTTGCGGCTTGCTTTTGTTTAGCAGCTTGTCGCTTTGCACGTTCACGCATTGGTTTATCTTTAACGTGTTGCCTAACTGCTTCTGCGCCAACAATTCCAGCACCAGTTCCAGCAGTTATACCCATGATAGCTACGCCAGCAGTTTTTTCATATTTATCCATTATGTACCTTCAATTCTTTGGTAGATGCCATTTCCAAGTCTAGCTCTATGGTATCTAGATAAACGCAATGACTGTGTTGTTACTTGCTGAGAATCTCTAGCTTTAGCTCTACGAAATTGCTGTTCAGACAAAGTTACATAAGAATTAGCAACATCCGCTTTTCTTGTGACAGACAAAGCCAAAACAGAGGCCATGCGATAGATAACCCATAATGCAAATGCTGGAGGCCAGTACTGAGTATCAACACGAAAGATGTAGTTAAGAACCACATCATCGTTAGTGCCAGCATTTATATAAATATAACGTTCATAAATATCATACTGCTGAGGAGAATCATCGATAGTAACAGTATTAACTTGGAGTACTTTGGGATTTGTAGGCATAGCATAGGCAGCATCCCAAATATCAACAGGAGTACTTGCAAGACGAGCAAGCTTTTGCTGACCTGTGGCAAAGTTCCAGTTATGTTGTGCAAAACAATCTTCAACAACATCCTCAAAGACTGTGTTAGCAACTAGCGCTTCATCAGTTTGGTCTGTAAATGAAGTTAAAGGCTCTAGCCCTATTAGAACCATAGCCCTTTGTGCAATTTCAATATCTGTACTTGCGGTATTTGGCATTTAACTACCCATACATGCTAGGGTTTGGCTTTTTCTTAGCGGGTTTCTTTTTCTCTGCCGAAGCGTATTGTTGCGGAGGTTGCTGTTCTTCTGGTTGAGTCTCCTGTTCTTTAGGAGGCCCTTCCTGATTCATTGGATGGTTGGGGTCGAGATGCCTTGGCTTTACATAAGGCGGCAACTTATCCTTATCTGTCTTTTCGCCATTAGTACTATTATCCATAGTCCTTTGGTCGTTAGATTTACGCAAATATTCTTCATGGCGTTTAGCCGCAAGAATACCGTCTGCTGTATAAGGAAATTGTTTGCCGTCTTTAGTAGTAGGCATTACTTGTATTTACCCCCCATGCCTTTTGTCTTTCCACCCTTGTTTCTGTTAAGGCATTTTTTTGCACCTTTACAAGCTTTAGGAGAAGGACAACCAGGGCAAGTCTTAAAATCAGCCATTTGTTTTCTTTCCTGTTACCCATACCAACTTTGTTGTTTTCAACGTATTGGATGGTGAAGGGGCGGCCTTTTTGACCGCCACCTTCTTTGTTGTACGCTTAGTAGCCATTAGTCGCTATCTGTGCCGCCAATAGCAGTGATGTTAGCAACATCGACCACACCAGAGGCATTAGAATTAACGACAAACATACCAAATGCGGCTGTACCGCCTGTGTCAACATGAGCCATGATAATGTCGCCAACATTGACTTCACTAGATACGTTATTGAAGTATCCAGCTGTATCAATATCTGCCGCAGTATCGGCACTCTTGTAATGCCACAAGTGGAAGCCGTTACCTGAGTAAGCTACCAAGGAAAATGATGCTGATGTAAAAGCCATATCTTTCTCCTTATTTCTTTAGCTCAAGTTCAAAGACACCTTCTGCGTCAATAAGAACAGAGTTCATCTGCATCTTATTCAGCACAAAGTAGCTGTCTTTATCGTTATGGTACTGCATGTTTGATGAAACATCTTGACCAATAGCATGTGCAATTGCATCAGCATGGTAAGCAAAACATTCACGGTGGGTTGTGCCAGCAGCGCCCGAACCATCTGTTTCTGTCAAACCACTATGCGGAAACCACATAAAGCCAAGCCATTGTTTTGCAGTCATGCCAGTAGTGAAGGGAAGGTTTTCTTCGCCCACATACTCAGCACGGCTAAACTGGTCAATGCCCATTAACTGTGACCACTGTTCCCAGCCAACAGCAACAAAACGACGACCATCATCAGGAACATTATTGTTACCGAATTTTTCCATCAACTCTAATGACCAAGCCAATGTAATGCCATTGGTTGTTTCATCATGTGCTGATGTAGTCGTTGTCATCGCACCAAGAATAAGATCATCGGTCTTACGACCTAGTGCGTAAGCACCAGATTGTTGAGCAACCAACATCTCATCATGGTTAATGCGTAACTGGTCTAGATCATCAATCCACTCGCCTGCAAAGTAATCCTCAAGGGTTACATTTACATTTGTGTGATCAAGGTTCATAGGCGCAACTGCCCCGTGACGGGCTTTTGTAGTTGCAAATCCTTTACCGATTTTCTGGAACGTAGTTTTATTCTTTACGCCAGAACGATTACGAATCGTGTTACGGAGCTTAGAACCCATGCGCTGATACGCCATGTGAACGCCAGATTCAAACTCCTCGATAAAGGAGGTGCTAATTGATGGTACTGCCATCTTTAAGTCTCCTAAACAAAGTTTACATTTAACGCTCTCTGGTTATCATCAGTTTCAAGGGCTTCGTAAAAAGTTATCCTCTACACATCAGGCCGTCCTGCATTATCAAACTACATCAAAACTAACAGATAATGATATTCACATTACTATCTGCCATGCTTTTTCTGAGCAAGATTATTAAAACCAGCACGAACCTTTTGGATAAATGCTGGGTCTTTTTCTTTCCAATAACGAGGATCGTTTTGCATATTACGCAAATCGTCTGCTGATATTTCTTCTTGGAAACCACCACTATCCATCATGTTAAACTGAGGCTGACCATTAAGTTCCATGAGTTCTTCAAAAGTCTGAACCATTGCAGCAGAGGCGGGAATAGAAGAAAACACATTATATGCTTGGTCGCTCAAACTTGACTTAGCCCAAGAGGCAACACGGTCTAATCGCATGTCTGCGTATTCCCCAAGAATTGCAGATTCATCTTCCCACGAAGGCCCGCTCATAGCTTCAACGTTCATGTATTCAGATACAATCTCATTGAATTGGTCTTGACCCATGCCAAACTGATGAGCCTTTTCACGAAACCAGTTAGTCATAGGCGTTTCGGGAAGCTCTATCTGCTCACCTTCAGCCGATATAGTCATTTCATAATCGCCAGGATTATCTGGAACTTCCGCATCATGCTCTGAAGAAAGCTCATTCATTACTTCATTTTTGATTTCATCACGCCTTGAATGAAAAGAACGCTCAAGCTCACCATAAGAATGAGCCATTTGCTCAGGCGTTTCAAATTTCTGTGGAAGCCAATCTGGACGTTCCATTTCACCATTTTGGCTTTCCATAGCTTCCTGACCAGAATCTACAAAACTATCTGTAGTCTGCGCTTCTGGTGATTCTACTTCTTGGTTTTCAGCCAATGCTTCTTGAGACATTATATCCTCCTAACAATCCCATTTCCGAAGTGCCTTATTAATACGGCTATTCGGGTCGTTGCGTGTTTTGGCAGAAGTTAATTTTTTCTTCATGCCCTTCATTCTGGCACAGAAGCTCTTTCGCCTTGCGGCAGACTTCTTGCTCTTTTTTGCCTGTTTAGCTGAAACAGGCGGTTTTAATTTCCCACCAGTTTTGCGGTTGTAGCTTGCTCTACCTTTAGCGTTTAGACCGCCTTCTTTATTCTGGCCTTCTTTACGTTGCCAAGCTGGTGTCTTTGCCATTTAATTCTCCCAAAAAGGGGCTACATCCTCCAAAGTAGCCGCATCTTTCCACGTTAATTCTTTGTAAGTTATTTTCCCAGCTTCAGCTTTATGGTCTTTATCCAATCCTACTCCATCGTAGTTGTTGGAAACACAGCTTGGGTCAACATTATTAAGCCAATGTTGGATTGATAAGAAAACACCACCAGAAGGCCCGAAACAACCCCCATGCTTATCATTGGGCTTAACCCTAATCATACTGCCTCTAAGCGGGCTTAAATCGCCATTAACAGGCTGTTTAACGTCTTTTTCTTCTACCACCCACTTACCACTGTGGCTAAACATTATCTGACCACCAACATAAACCTCGTAGCTGTCTACATCTGGGTGGGTATGCTCTGGTATAATAAAGTTTGGCGGTATTACCCACATCTGGACTTGAAACTTATCGTGAAGAAACATTCTCACACTCCAAGCCCCAGACTTGCATGTAACTGCGTTCTCAAGCGGAACATAGTGTAGCAAATCGCAATTTTCATTATACCATGTGGCAAATACATCAAGTTCATCATGTTCTTGCATAAGTCGGCTTCTTCCCCCCACCACTAGGATTAGTAGCTCTCTTTCGTGCTACTGCCTTTGCTTTATCTTTCTTGCTCATACTATTAGCTTTGCTAGCTGGTACACATTTTGGGTATCCTCGACCATCACCCATTTTGCGTCCACACTTAGGATGTTTACCGCTAGAGTCCTTACTGGATATATCACGCCAATCTTCATTGAACCATTTAGTCAGGCTCATGTGTACTTACCACCCCTACGCTTATATTCTTGTACAACCTGACCACTTGCATATGCACTAGGCCACTTTTTTACACGCTTCTTAACCATTGCCTTTACCCTTGCGTAAAGAGCTTTGTTTACTGGTTTAGCCACTTTTACGTCCTTTCTCGCACCTAGCCTTTATTATACCAACAACCCATCTAGACCCCTCAGCATGGGCTAGTGTTTCGATATTTGTTCCTGCAGGGTGGATACTGTTCGTTGTAATGCCCTCAAGGTACTGTAGGAAAGTTTTTCCAACACCTGAACCAAATAAAGCATAGGCCTTAGAATTAAGGTCAGCTTCAATGTCACGAGTATATCCCCTGCCATCAACAGAGATTTCTCCCCTAGTTTTTCTATCCATTTAACCACCACCCATCATCCCTTGTTGTTGTGCTAATTGAGCTAACTGGTTTATGTTCTCTTTCTTCTCAGCTGGGTCAGCTAGCAATTCCTCTGGTATCCCAAACTTTGAAGCCAAAAACTTAATAACCTCGTCTTGATTATATAAAGTCGGAGTAAACTCTGCGCCAAATGTTTGTGCAGCGGTCTGTTGAAATCTTACAAAGTCAGCAACGTCTTGTTGATCTTGCGCTCTTAAAAGCGGAGATACTGGCACAACACGAATTTGCCTACCATCAACCTTTGGCATTTCAATAATACCTTGGGCTGTATAGATCCCAATTATTCTTTCAACAAGAGGAGTTAAAAACTCCTTCTGCATACGACCAGCAACAGCACCCATATCTCTAGCTACATCAGCTAAACGCTCAGATACCTCTGTAGCAGATAACGGTGTCTTTGCTTGTCTAGTATCAAGCTCATCAATAAACATAGCTTTGCGTACATTTCTACGCATATCATCAAGAACAAGTTGAGCCACATCAAAACGGCCAGCAGAACCCAATGTAGTTATCTGAGAACCGGGGCTTCTTGGTATGAAAGTGCCGGGCTGAATAGTAATGTTGTCAGGATTAAAAACTCCATCATCATCATAAACATAGCTACCAGCAATAGCCATTTCAGCGTTTTCAAGAATAAGCTGGACTGTAAGGTTAAGGGTTTTAATTGCTGGCATAGCTTGTAGAACAGGGCCACGACCCCAAACTTCAAAACCAGATTTAGACCAGCGTGTAGTAATCCAAGGTAACTCAGCCCTAGACTTAAGAACTGAACTAAACAAGATAGCTTTGTCTGTCTCTGAAATAATATAATAAGTCCACTCATCCTTAAACTTATTTTTCTGGTCGTAAACAGTAGCCTCAATAATTTTAGTTTTACGCTTTGGGTCACGCTTATGAGCGTCTGTCATTTCTTTAGTAAATTTAGATTGAGGAAATCTATGCTTCACCTCAGTCAAATCACACTCAGGCATCCACCTAAACCAATCACTAACAGCATCAGTGCCGCCAGCGTTTAGTGCAAGGTGAGTCATAGGAACAGAAGTAAATTCTAAATCTCCATTAAACCTTCCAGGCTTTACAAGAAGATTCATTGTTCCTATGCCTAAGTCCTGAAGCCCTTCGTGAAACTCTGAATTAAAGTTTGAGTTTCTCAGACCTTCATGAATCATTTCTGTAACTGAATCTAATTCAGCTAAAACGTCTTTTGTAATTGCTTCTTTTGGAAACTCAGGGCCAGGGGCGAGTCTGAAGGCTCGACCATTCGGAGGAAAGAAGCCAAGTTGTAGCCTACTAGCAAACTTAGGCAAACCCACAACAGCAGTTTCATCGTAAATATTTTCAGTACGCCTTTGCCCACTGAACTCTTGAAAAAAGCTTTCCCGATGAGGAAGAACGTAATCATATATTTCTTCCCATACGTCTTGCCAGCTTTGCCAGCGACCCTTAGCCTTTTTATACCTGTCCATTACAGACTTGTATTCAGCATCACTGCCTTTTACTGACGTAGGTTCTGGTTGCCCATCTGAATCGTTGTAGGACATACTTACCTCTACTTCCCATTAAGGGGATTTGCGTAACCTGACTTGCCACCCATTAATTTATTTGGCTTAAAGCCCATACCGCTTTCCATATCTTCATCTTTGAGGGCATTAGAACCTATTTGGTTAAGCCTCATTCTATTATTTTTGTCAGCTTTACGTCTTGCAGCATCAGCTTTTTCTTTAGCCAGTTTATCTGCAAGCTCTTTCTTTTGCTTTTCCATCTCTGGATCAGGACGGTACTTAGGTGTCTTAAAAATGCTACCCATCACAATTCTCCTTATATTCGGTAAATATCTCTTTTCCACCACGCTTTAGCAATTCACAATACAATTGGTAAGGCGTTATAGCAGAGAGCTTTGAAACACCAATAGCATGTTTACAAAATGAAACGCAATAAAGCCAAGGCCATAAGTATTGGGGAACCTTGCTGTATCTTCTCTTGGGAGTTACCTCGATGCATGTGCAGTTTCCCACAAGTATAGCTATCATATCTGTAGCCTCATCTCCCCGCCTTGATATAAATTTTAAGCCGCAATTGTTGTACTCAAGCCAATTCCATGTATCTGTGTTACCCTGATAAAAAACTACCCAGCAATGAGAGAAGTTAATATGCTTTCCTATAGCCCATTTCCAGAATCCTTTCTGGTCTGTCTTACTAAAAGCAACAATAACCTTATCTGACTCTATACTCATAACGAAGCGAATCTACCCTTGGGTTTTCTCCTAGCACTCATACGCTCTAGTGGACTGCTAGCCCTAGCAACAGTTGTGGGGCGAGAAGGTTTGCTATTGCCAGTAAATACTCGCCTTCCTTCACCACCGCCAATCATAGCGTATTGAAGGGCATCATGAACGTGACTAAAACGATTCTTATTAGGTTTCTCATCGTACTTTTCATTACCCATATAGTAAGTACGTTTGTACTGATAGCCACCCTCAAACCCATTTATCAAAGTAACGCAAGTTGGATTTATAAGCATACTTGGCATACCCTCTGACATTCTATTCAGAACACCTTCAACAGACTCAATTCGCAATGAGATATCATTCGTATTACATGGGTATGCATTTACACCAGCAGCACGGAGTATCATAAAGGGAGTTGTCTCGTTGGTTTGAGCCATCTGATTGCCAGCAGGGTCGCCAATAAACTTAAACGTATGTTTATCCCATCCTTGTCGGCTAATATCACGCTTGAGCATTTCAGCAAATCTAGCCGCACCCATGTCCTGACCAATTAATTCGTGCAAAACAACCCACCTTCCACCATACAAATGCTGTATAAAAACAGCGGAAGGCGTTCTGCCAAAGTCTATGCCAACAATAATGTCAGAACCTTCGTTCGGCTGCATAACTTCTTTGCCGACATGCACATCTTTCTTAAATGTTGGGTAAACAGACTTACCGTCTAGCAAGGTTTGGTACTCATTAAGGACATAAACCTTAATCCAAGCTGGCGCTTTACCAAGAATTATCTTTTCATAGTATGTTTTCTGGATATTGGGTATGTTTTCGGCTTTATCGTTAATTTCGTAGCCCTGCAAGTTACCCTCTAAGTCCAATTTAGACTTCATAGCCCCAGGTTGGGTATAAAACGTCCAATCATCAGGCTTAACCATCAATAATTTTTCTTCTTGGGTAAGATATTCTGGCACAGCTACTTCACCAGACATAATTCCCCACCAATGAGACTCATCTGGGCTGTTGGTGTCCATTATAACACCAAACCAGCTTGGGCCGCCCTCTCTCATCGATGGGAATCGACCAACACGCATGGTGCAAGCGTCAACAATTGACTTTGGGATCTCTCTTGCTTCGTTTATCCATACGCCAGAAAGCTCTAAGGACAGCAACTTCTTAACATCTTCGCTTTTATCTAAAGCCAAAAAGATAACTTCAAGCTCAACTACGGTTTTATCACCAAGAGAAAAGCAGATATTGTGGGTATAAGGAGGCGACCACACAAATCTGCCTAACTCGTCATCAAACCAATCACGCCAAGTCTTGATAGTTGTCGTTTTAAGCTGTGGATTCGTATTACGAATAACAGCCCATCGACTCTTTCTTACACCTGATGCGTTAGGCTCTTGCATTGTAGCCCTTCGCATGATTTCCATACAACAAGCTACAGATTTACCAGAACCTACCGGCCCACGCAGACCACGCACAAATGAAGAATCTTTCATAAATGCCTTGGCTACAGGGCCAGGAGGCACATAATCTAGATTCATATTATCCCCCTAAACCACCTCGTCTACCTCTTGAAAGGAAGTTTCTACGGTCAACACCACCAACCGTAGCTTCCAAAGCTTGGTTCTTTTGAGCAAGCTGAGTTCCGCTAGTAGCAGTAGAAATAGCACCAGCGGCCTTTTCTTTTGGTGCGCTATTAGCAACATTTGAAACTGATGGGCTGTCATCGTCCTGTTGCATCTTAGCATCTACAGTATAAGAATCAGTTGCGTTATTAAAGCCAGTGTTCTTTCTTCCAATAGGACTATAAGCAGACTGACCAGAATAAACTAATGCACCAAACATGTTCTGAGACACAACACCACGAATCTTGTTGTTCTTGTCAAAGACAGGCATACCACCAGCTTTCAACTTGGCTGCTTGGTTGTTAAGACTAAACTTGCCAACAGCCGTAAGCGCACCAGTGACTAAAGATGGGAAACCACCCTTTGTATTAAATGGGTCATATCCTTTTGCTTTGGCTTCCAAACCCTTTGCTAAGTCTACATTCCTTGCATAGTTCTTGTCTGCTGGTTGGATGCCCGGATGTGGGGCTTGGTTCATATTATAAGTGCCATTAGTGGTTTTCTTATAATTAGAGGCTACTTTCTTTGTTTCGTTGCTGGACTTACCAGCATCATTTTCGCTGCCCATAAATAACTCCTGATTATGATTGACCCTTATAGGTATAAATTTTTTTTGGAGAAGATGCTTTTCACAAAGCTATCGTGCATGTGAAATACGTGTATGTTAATATAGCTGCTTTTCTAAGCCACCCTCACTCTATGCCGACATCCTTGGGTCTCTATGCCCACTATCACAGATTGAAATTCACCTGCACAGCAGTCCCCGGCACCTTACCACCACCATCTACACTCATCCCCGCCCTATCCAACAGATCCTTTGCCGCCTCTAACCTCACATAACTACTCTTATCACCCAACAACTCTCTCATAGTCGCCATCGCCTGTGTCGCATCCCATCCCAACACTGTCATAGCTAAACTCTGTCTATACTCTATAACATGCTGTTTATTCAACGTATTATACGCCCAACTCTTATTCCTACCCATCCTCTTAGCAGCCTCAGTAGGGTTGCAACCATCATGCAACATCATCTCTACCAATTCCGACTGAGCATCAGTCACCTTCACATGCATCACACGTAACTCATTAGCACCCTTATCTATATCATCAACAGGCACTATCGCTCCCTTGTACACATCTTGCTTAGTCTTATCAGCCTTCATTCCGCATCCTCACAACATCCTACTGAATGATATAGCACTCCACTCAAAACCCTGTCAATTCACACTATCCAACCATCTGTATTACTTATCATTTCCGTTCCACTCAGGGCAACGTATCGCCGTTGCATCACTTCGACTCAAGCAAACAGAATCGTGGATTCTGTGTAGTAAGTATGTCGTACCCATCATCTATTCCTATTAACATACACATCACTAACGACACACTGACTACGGACGCAATACTTGATTTGCAAGTATTGAATTGCGTCCTGTGCTTCGCTCACTTCCATTACTACGCCTAACACCGCTCAGGCCGCTCGGGCCACACAGGCATTATTCACACCCACGCTTTGCAGTGGCATATCACACTCTCCAAGGGGTTCGATAAGCTCGACCTCGTACTGCCACTTCTTCCTTGCACGCTTATCTCATTCTTCAGAGGCGGGCTAAAAAGCATTTGCCTTGTGGGCAAATCCAAGCCCTTCTTCTGAATTTATCTTTCAGCCCCTTTCCAAGCGTGTAACTGAAACATCGTAGGTGTGAATAACACCTGCTGTAACTCAACACATAAACGTAAGGAGAACACGACATGCCGTACATTAAAGACGAGAACGAAGTACTAGCTGATGCAGTAACACTTCACCACCATCCAATCGATACTCTAGACATTATCACGGATGAGATAGACCAGCTTATCGAGCTTGGTGACACAGACACAGAACGTTTCAAAGAACTCGTTCAAATCAAACTATCATACACTAACTAAAGCCAACACAACTAGGGTGGGTCTAACAGGCTCACCCAATTCTAAGGAGCGTTAACATGACTACCATTCAAGAAACACTAACAACAGAACAACAAGACCAACTCATTGCTCAGGCAAAAGAGATATGCAAGACTCGTCAAGAGGCAAGGGTATCTCAACAAGACGAGCTAGACAACCTAACCACAGAGTATCTAGACGACCTAGCCAAGCGTCTACAGTCGGATACATTCTCTGAGGACTCACCCAAAGACTACTACCAACAATGGGCTGCCCACACCAAACAAGTAGAGCTTGCAGCCATCATCACGCCGTCAGACGATGATGCAACCGAATGGATTCAAATATGCGATGGTCGTATCAGATCCATAGAGGGTCTGATGGCAGGACTCAAAAAATACGGCACAAATCTCACAGACGAAATCAACCGCTGTGTTGTCACAGAGGAGATTTCAGAGATGCAACTACAATCACTCAAAGACAAACGTACTAAACTACGCACCAAATACGCTAACTACCAAAACCGTAGGTCAGTCCTGCTACATGAAGTTCGTCCAGAGATCGAACGTCGTGCAGGATTCACCATCGGTACATACAAATCTGCAAAAGATATGGAGCATGATCGTAAGACAGCTCAGTATCGCCCAAAGAAAAAGCCAATTACTCAACAGGAATGGGATAAGATGGATGACACTACCAAACGTCTAGCATTACGGACGCACTTCGTTCAAATATCCTAACTCATCGCTCCATGTGGGAGAGAGCTTCGGTTCTCTCTCACACTTTTTTTTCTGTGACTCATACGCCCAGGTAACATTGCTACGGCATCGAGCCTTGCAATGCTATCAGTCAGAGGCAAAACCCATAAGGAGGTACACTATGTCACGCAGACGTTCTTTCTCGCTCGTAGGATTAGCTTTATTCTACTGTAGTATATCATTGCTCGTAGGTCTGGAGGCAGCCGCAGCAATCTTCATCTCCGCCAGCCTGTGGAGTCTGGTGTTCCGTGGACACCTACACTTGTTCACAGTTTTATCGCAACAACTGGTGGGGTTAGGCAAATGGATTTCCACATCTTCGCAGGAATTTTCTCGGCGTTAGCCATCATTTTTCTTCTGCTAAAATTTGATATCAAAAAAGTTCTATACTTTGATATCGCAATCGACTTAGGCTCGTCATTATTCCTCATTGCAGTTTTCTTTGGAAGCTTTGCTGGAATGATGGCGGCAGTCATCGGTGGTGCGCTCATATCTGTAACGCTCTGGATATTGAAGCGCACCATCGGCTATCGTAAACCAACTTGGAATCGCTTCTGGTACTCATGGGAGGACACACATGTCAAACATCAGCACAGACGTTAAATTCAAAAATGTAACACATCAATCTATTCTTAGCCGTATCATCATATGGCTAAGAGAGATGTGGCTTCGCCACAAAGCCAATAGAATGTTTGGTTAAGATTAAACAAATTGAGTTACTCACCGTCAGCTGCAGCAAGGTCGTCAGTAGTAACACAGAGGGTCAGGTAACGTGATACCCTCACCATTTACCCTGTTGGTTTTTATAAGCCAATGGGGTATTTTAGTGCAGTCACTAATGACTGTATCATTCTAAACGTGAGGAGAAATCACATCATGAATATCGCACAAATGACCGTAGGTGGTAACGTAGGCGCAGCCCCAGAAATCCGTGACGTTAACGGCACTAAAGTCGCTAACTTCTCAATAGCCGTCAACGAAGGCTATACCAACAAAGCTGGTGAGAAGGTAGAGAACACACGCTGGTATCGTGTCGAAGCCTGGGACTCAGGCCAAGGCAAGGGTCTGGTAACAGCAGTAATCGAAAAGTATGTCGATGCTGGTGTAACAGTCTACTGTCAAGGTACACCAATCGTTGAGTCATACGAGAAAGACGGACAGAAGATGACAGCGTTCAAGCTCAAGCTTGCTGGCGCTGGTTCAACCTTCCGTCTTGTTGGAGGCAAGAAAGGTGGAGATAACTCAACACCTGACACCAACAAGTCTCAGGTAGACGATACCGATATTCCATTCTAGACTTGGTTTACCAAGAATTAGAACGAGAGGGCAGGGGCAATAGCTTCTGCCCTTTTGCATTGCAAGCACACAACAATAGTTACGGAGAGGGTTGGATGCCGAGTGTGTCGGTAGCAAAGCCAATCGTAAGGGTGAAAGGAAGGTGATGGTGTACGGCCATGGTAACGTACACTTGAGGTATCCATGACTATTCTTTAAGGAGGCAGATATGCAAGACGGATATACATGCAACGACTGTGGACATTACCACGATGATTACAACCGCTTGAAGTTTTATCAAATGCCAGATGGCTCTGATACTGGTGGATTTTGCACGAACTGTGGAGGCGACTACCTCACAGCCGACTCTGAACAAGAGATAGATTACTTCCTAGAAAAAATGGAGAACGGCATAGCTGTTCTAATTTGCGAGGGAGCAGAGCAACCTGTAAGCCAAAACGAATTTATAGCGGCTTGGCAACATATACATAACAACGGTTTAGCCTACCAACTACAAGGATGGTTCGGGAGGCGTTGCCAAGACATGATAAGGGAAGGACTTATCGATGCTTAACAGACTTCGTTCAATCAACTTTATTACAAGAAAGACCCGATGGCTTGGCTGGTTTGTCACTGTACATCTCACCTTGTCATTCACAATAATGCTTATGCTTATCGGCATAGGCATCAACCCCACCTTACTTGTGTCGGTAATAGGTGCGCCACTTTGGATTGGCGTTGCCTTTTCGTCCAAGTATCTTACAGACAAAATCATGGAGGACTAAATGTACTTTATAAAAATGAGATGGGGCTACAATGATGTAGTCTGCCGTGTTCATGACTACACTAAAAACTCTGAGTTTGGACGTATGCTCATGGACGGTACTGTAAAGTTAGAATACATTAAAACAGAGTTCCCTGCTGACGGTGCTTTCAAAGACCGTGATGATTACAATTACAATCATCCCCAAGACGAGCTTCATCCTGTCGAGCTATCTCTTATGCCGACTCATGAGATTCGTTCTTGGTCGCCAGAGATAAAGAAATTAAATGAGGAGTACAAAGAAAATGATGATCAATCTAGCACTGGCTGAACTAAAGCCAGCAAAAAATAATGTGCGTACAGTAAAGCCAGACTCAGCACAAATGAAACAGCTAGTAGCCTCTATCGAATCGCAGGGGCTACTGCACAACCTCGTTGTTATGAAGAACGGTACTGGTTATGAAGTCATCGATGGTAATCGTCGGCTAGCCGCATTGCAAAAGATACACGGAAAAACATCAACTCATGAAGTAAACTGTGTAGAAATTAGTAGCGATGACCAGCTAGCCGGACTACATGCTAACATGATGCGTGAAGATATGCACCCATTAGATCAATGTGACGTTATTAGCGCCTTGTGTGCTGAAGGCTCACATGATTTAGATTCTATATCTAAACAGTTTGGTCAAACAAAGAAATGGGTTGAGCAACGCCTAGCATTGGCAGAGTTATCTAACGTAGCAAAGAAACGTTTCCGTAACTGTGACTTCAACATTGGCGTTGCATCAGCACTTACTCTTGGCACACATGAACAGCAAAACTCGTTCTTAGAAAAGTTTACTGGTGACGATAAAATCAATATGTCCCAGGCAAGAATTGCTATGACTGTTGACAAGATTGGCATAGACAGAGCGTTGTTTGATATATCAAAGCACCCAGAGCTTGATATCGAAGGAGACTTGTTTGGCTCAGAACAGTTCATTACAAACGTTGCGTTGTTCAAAGACTTGCAAATACAACATGTAAACGACAAAGCTCAAGAGTATCGTGACATGGGCTACAAAGAAGTGCATGTTCTTATTGACTCAATGACCTTTGAGGATACTCGTTTTCGTTACCTAGATAAGATTTGGAACGATGACGATAAAATCAAAGCAGAGAAAGACAGAACAATAGTCGCTTTCTCTTATGATACTTTCCGTCACAACATGCGTGTAGAATTATACACAGACCCTAAAGATAAGTCTCAAGCAGAGATTGATGCTATTGAAGCTGGCGAAGAACCAGACTTAACGCCTCAAGATATGAGTAACCCACAGAAAGCAGCCTATGAACGCATGAAAGCCAAACATGTAAGGGATTGGCTATTATCAAACAAAAAGGATGATGTGCTTTTTGCAATGTCTGTTGCTTCAGCTTATCACTCTTACACAAGAACTAAAAAGACTAGACCCACAAACATTGCTTATGACACGGCTAATGAATTTGATTCTAGTTATGAACCAGAAGGGTACTCAGAGCATGAGCGTTTTAGCGGTTATCAAGATCTTAGAGACTCTATTGCTGAAAGTTACACTGATGTTGACAAGCATACTGTCGATTACTTCATTGGCAACTCTATTGATCTCCTCGTTGAACAGATTGCGCCAGTCATTGCTAAATCTATTCCACACTATGTTCTCAACGACAAGGAAATCCAAACGGCAATCGGGTACACGCCTGACTCTGGTTGGTTCAAGCCAGACGTCAAGTGGCTCAACAAATACAAAGCAGAACAACTAGCAGACATTTGGCACAATGACCTTGGACAAACAGAATCCATCGAGGGTAAGAAAGCGTTAGCTAAAGCAATAGCTGACTACGTTTCATCTAACCCATGGGATCCGTTTGCTCCAAAGTAAGCTATCAATGCGGCTTCAGCTAAACCATCTTGGTTTTTCTGTTGCCACAGATGGGAGGCATCTGGAAATATGTCGGATGCCTTCTGTCTGCTTTCATCTTTATTAGATGACAAACCGTAATGCTTTTTCCACTGTCTTGGATTTACAATTGTATAATCAATTTCAGTAGCTACAAGCATCCCAATATATATACCATAACCAAAACCAGTTCTAAATGTAGAGCTTACACCCTGACCTGGCATTGATTGTTGCTTTTCAATATACACATGATTTGGTGAATATTTGTGAAGCATACACAAAATTGTGAAACAATCTAAATATCGCTTCACAGTTTTGCCTTCTTTAATTTTATAGACAGGCGCACGTTCTACAGAATGTATTACACCCTGTTCTATAAACGCTATACCGCCACTTAGACCTGGATCAATACCGCAAATCATCCTCGACAACCTCCAACTTTATCTTACATCCAAGGCTTTCAGCCCAACAATGCAAGTTAAAAGCTGTTGGCTTACGATTCCCTGTCTCCCACTTTGCGACAAGGCCTTGTGCAACTCCAATCTTATCGTCCACAAGTGTTTGCGGGAATCCAAGTTTGTGACGTCTTTTAGTCAGTTGTGAAATCAGCACGCAGCTGAAAGTATCTGTCATCAAATCAACCCCTCATGTGAAAGATAAATGAATATGATGTGTATTGACAATTCATTTTTTATTAAATTTCAGTTACCATATTTATATGAACTTAGTAAAAATAAAAATTCATGAATCATCCATGGACAAATCTGGATTCCCAAAAGGCTGTAATGTGGTGGTGCAGCTCGACCAGAAGCCAAAAGATGATGATGTGATACTTGTTAAAGAACCGTCCAGAATGGCTCTCTACGAGTACCGCAAGGGCTATTGTTACCCTAATAGTAACAGCCCCATGTATCGCAAGATAGATGTCTGTCTTGTGGATGTTATAGGTGTAATCAAAGGAGGAATTGATGCCCAAAATGACACAACAACACTTCGTGTGGCTAGCGACTAAGGTTGCACCATACATACGTTCTCAGGACGTACCGTTCTTTACTGACACAGTAGCTCAGTTTGCAAACAACTCAAGATTTCAACGACAGCGTTTCATACAACGTTGTTACGATGAGATACAAGCTAACCAGCACGATTACTCATTATCACCAGAACATTACAAAATTGACGACCACATTCCCACATTGGAGGAAAAAGATGGCACTGACTCAGCAGCAGCTTAACGACAGAAAGAACTTCATTGGTTCTTCGGAAGCTTCAACAATTGCCAATGGCGACCTAGATGCTTGGCAAGACTTAATTGATGAGAAGAAAGGTGACAAAGTACGCAAGTTCGACAAAGGAACATTGCTACGCATGGCGGCTGGTTCTCACCTAGAATCATTCATACTTGATTGGTTCGAGAACGACTTTGAAATACCTCTGTTATCCAGAGACATTGGAAAACATGCAGACACAGACATTGGTGCGCCTATTAGATCTACACTTGACGGTCTGACTAAATACTATGACCCTGTGGAAGCAAAAGCACACTTTGGCTTTCGTGACATGGATGAGCTATCAGAGATGTATGCTCCTCAATGTCAGCACCACATGGTTGCTAGTGGACGTAAACAATGCTTTTTAGTTGCGTTCTTTGCTGTACATTGCCGTATGGAGGTTCGTCTTATCAAGCGTGATGACAACTGGATAAATGCCTACATCGACAATGCCAAGAAATTCTGGGAATGGTATCAAACAGATATTCCACCACTAGAATACAACCCTCTGCCACCTATTATGTATGATGATATGATTACATTAGATATGAGTGGGTTTGAGTTTTATGACCAACGTTTCCAATCTGAAATGAATCTAAATGCACAGTTAATTACAGAAGCCAAAAAGGCTGTAGAAAATGCTGATACATCCAAGTTGGAGATACGTCATTACATGCCTAGCAATTGCAAACGCATGACGCTTGACCTAACTGGAAACCACCCAGCTGGCTCTAAGCTAGTAGCTACCCGTGCTAAGTCTGGCACAATTTCAATCAGAGTAAATACCCCCAAGGAGGAACTACCGAATGTCTGATGTATTCAAAACCCTAGCAGCAGTTGACTGTTCACAGCACACCGACAAGAAAGGTAACTTTACCTATCTGTCTTGGACATGGGCTTGGTCACTTGTTAAATCTCACTATCCAAGTGCAACATTTGAGAAAGTTGTATTTCATGACAACCAAAACAACCCGCTTCCCTTCATGCGAGACACTAAAGGGAACACCTATGTTAAGACAATTGTTACTATCGAAGGCGAATCTTATGCAGAGATTTATCCTGTGCTTGATTTCAAGAACAAGGCTATGTCTTTTCCTGACAGTTTTGCGGTTAACACCGCACTCCAGCGTTGCTTGGTTAAGACATTGGCTTTCTTTGGCCTTGGACTTAACATATACGCAGGAGAAGATCTGCCAGTTATGGATACTGAGACAGTCAAACAAGAAGCACAGCTCAACATCGACAAGATGAGTAAAGAGTTCGAGCAGTGCAAATCAATCAACGATATTGATGAAGCTTGGCGCAAAAACAAAACAGTCTATGACAAATTGCCTAAGTCTGATAAAGATAAGGTAATGACAGCATGGAAAGCTAAGAAAGTTGCCTTGGTATCAGAAGCGGAAAAAGCGGCATAAAGTAGATAATGTTGGGAAACCAGCAGAGTGCGAGGTATGTGGGAAAACCGTACAATGGTTTACCTGCATCCTCGTTTCTATAGAACCAGTCGCCCACCGTACAATATGCATCACTTGTCATGAGGATGAATATTACAAACGCAAGGCAAAATCATGTACTTCTCAGACCAACAATACATAAATTTTGTATGCAAAGAATCTGATCTAAGAGGCTCAAAAGCTCATTCAACAGATACAGAAATCTGGGTTGACGGAATAACGAACGATGGCATTGACAGGGCTGTAGTCGTTCAGCTTTCTAAAACCAGAGATGAATCTTTTACACTTTCAGTTGTAATGAAAGATGATGGCGACACGTTGTATTCACAAATAACGTGGGACTATTACAACTCACTATCTCTTGGACAACTTGCTCTTTTATCTAAGCTAATAATTGACCAGCTTAAATCAGGACAGGGCATACGCACGCATACTACGCACCAATAGGAGGGGCAAATGTTACTTATAACTAAAGAACACGAAAAAAAACTAAAAGCCGCCTATGGCAAAGACTCAGGAAAACCTATAGTAAAGCTATTCGGGGGTGGGGCGTTCACTTGGCTAATATCGCAAATGTATCCAGATGGAGATACTCTATATGGTCTTTGTGATATTGGTCAGGGTACACCAGAGATAGGATGTGTAAGCCTGTCAGAACTAAAATCACTCAAGTTCCCACCATTTGGCTTAGGAGTTGAGCGTGATCTTTACTTCAGCCCAGACAAAAGCCTTATTAAATACTACGAAGAAGCCAGACAAGCAGGCTATATAGCAGCTTAACAACAGTTGTGGGGTTTTGCATAAAAAAGAGGACGCCAGTTTATACCTGAGCGCCCCCTTTCCCCACAACTGCCGCTAAGGGCTGTTACAATCATATTCCATAATCAAACATATTATGTCAAGCTACTTAAAGTGAGAGAGGTGGCAGGGAGGAAATTAAACCACCTCTCTCTGGTGGTGAGTCTATACAATAAACAACTAAAGAAAGAGAGGGTATTCACATGGATGGCTTTGTAGATGATCCCCAAGCAGATAATTATGATAATTGGGGCAAAGCTCCTAGCAGACAGACATCACATGTATTCTATTCATGCGATAACTATGATGCAATACCGTACAAGAGAGGTGATTTTAGTTTAGGCTTGTCAGAGGCAGAGCAGTTTCGTGCTAGAAAGGCACAGCGAGAAGCTCCATCCTGATACACAAACGTTCTGCTCTATTGCGAACCTGAGTATGCCACTTGGAATCTCGCATCTGGGCAGCAGCTTCTTCCCAATCTTCATTATCCACTGCTTCTTTCATCTTCTTAAACTTAGATAGCCGTGGATAACCAAGGTTAAACATCATGTTTGCTATAATTAACTGTACTTCTTCTTGGAAGCCAAAGAAGTTTGAGTACAGCTTTTCACAATCGTCTATAACAATCTTGATGTCTTGGTCAAAACACTGAGCAACACGTTCTTCTGATACAGCTTCACCAACCTCTAGCTCGTATTCAGGCTCACCTTGTTTAATAAGATGACCCACACCCATCGTTTTGTATCCTAAATGGTCTAGATAGACTTCGTGTTTTATGCCTTCATCAAACTCCAAGTCTTTACGCAATCGTTCCAGATCCATTATTTCCTCCTAAACTTATCTAAACCTTTCAGCCCCAGACCAGCCAGTATCGTAACGTACAATATGTTTTGATACCAATCGGGCAACTCATTGAGTCTTGCAAAGCCTTCTTTAACTAAGCCTTCTGCACCAGGGATAAAGCTCATTACACACGGGGCTAATACAGCTATTGTAATTATCTCGTCTTTCCAAGAGCCTTTTGTAGACTCAGCCATGATAAGCTCCCACTTGCTATCATGCTGTGCCGCAGTTTTCATAATTTCTGACTTGGCTTTTTCCTTCTCAACCTTACCTTCAAGGAAGGTCTGGGCTAAACTACCAACAACACCTAACAGTTGAATCATTTGCTTAACTCCATTGCTAATTTTAATTTAGCTAATTCAATTTCAAGCTGTTGAACTCTTATGACAGTATTTTGCACAGACTGAGGCGGCTGGAAATCATCTATCCAGCTATCATTTTCCTCTACTTCTTGCATGGTTAATTCAAGGTTATGTTCAAGAAAAGCAATGCGTTCTACTAACCCAAAGTAAACCCAGACAGACACGCCAGTAAAAGCAATCATGCTTATTAGATTGCGTAAAGGAATAGTCACTTCACTAGCTTCGTTTAATCTTGTGGCTGCGCTTTTCATTTCTTGTTCTCATGCCCCATCCAAATGCCAAACGCACCTGTCATAGCACCCATAACCACGCTTACAAAAGCTGATTGGCTAGCAGTAGGCGCATCTAAATCCATAAACCATTCAGCGCAACGCCAACTCATCATAGTCATAACAAGCATCATGCCCCTTGGAAGAAGGGCAGCTCTGCGTGAGTAGTCTAATATTTTATCTATCATTTACATAAGCCAGCCAATAAAAGAAGCCAATTACAGTAGAAACTAAAGCTAAACAAAGAATACTAATTAAAGTTATTTCAATCCAATGCTGGATTTTTCTTTTTCTTTCTTGAGCAGCCTTTATTCTAGCTTTTCTAGCTTCAGCTTGAAACCTTACCCAGTCTCCCCAAAGCCCAGGTCTGCCTGTGTATATCATTAATTGCTTTAGATCTTCTTCTTGCTGTTTGAGCTTCTCTAAATGCATAAATTCTTCTAACTCACCGCCAGAAGATAAGACACTTCTCTTTCTTTTCTCGCCCTTCTTTCTTAAATCTTCAGTGGCGTTTACATAATCAGAAACTTTAGACCCAACATCAGCAATACTTTTGCCGTTCATCAGTGCTGTTTTGATTACAGCAAAAGCAGCATTAGCAGCGGCTATCTCTGCAAGCATAATTAACCACGCCACACCATGCTTAATAACAACACGATAGTTGTACCAGCAGAGCCTATCATTATATTCTCTAACCTTTTAATCCTAGATATAGTTTCATCCCAACGTTCAGCACAAACTGCTTCATGGGTATCTATCTGTGACTTTACTGATTGCGTTGTTGGCTTAGTCATTAATCACCTACCAATGCGTTCTTCTTTGTGACACAAGAAGCTACGATAGCGGCAATAGCATCTTTAACTGTAGCGTCATCAGTTCGTAACGCTTGAAGCTCATCATCAATAGAGTAGCTCTGCCTTATTTCCTCAACACATTCTTGGTTCAAAATTTTTGCTTGAGGGCTGTTAGTCTTAACCCAATTTTTATCTGCCGTAGCTGTAGTGGCGGCAAGATCATCATTAGATGAAGAACATGAAGATGCATAATCTGCTTCTAACAAAGCATAACCATTGCCATCCTCATCATACCCATACCATTGTGGGGCTTCCAACTCACTGTCGTAACCATCAGGTTCAGTGATATCACCTGTCCATTTGTATAATTTTTGAGCCATATTACTTACCCCTAATTAAGTTGCATCCAAGATTCGATGTACTGGTCGCCAGACTCAATCTGTCCTTGAGCATTGTAACCACGAACCAAGATAGTGCCATCACTCATAAAGCAGAGTGAAGTTCCCTCTGAGTTATATGAGTAGCCCATTGTTATAATAGCCTCGACACTTCTCTGAGTTTCCCCAACCCAGAAGTTAGTGGTCGTTGTTTCTGGTGTACTCATCGGGCCAACATCTTGTCTAAAGTTCAAGATGTTAGTATTGCCATGATTGTTTTGATAATATGTAAACCCTTGGCTGTAACCATTTACATACAAATTACCAACACTATCTTCACAATAAATGTGGCTTGTTGTTTGACCAAGTATGCCAGACTGAGGCCAGACTTTTACAATGTCAGTTCTCGGAAATGTAAGAGCTGTACTGGTTGGCGCACTGTCAGCAGCAGTGGACACTGTAGTATTTGTATAAAGCATACTAGAAGCTGGTTGAATCGGACTAGATGAATTAGTCGTACTACCATCAGCTAACTGTCCGTTACCATTATCACCCCATTGATATATCTCTCCATTAGGTGCTGATGGTGTTCCACCAATGACTACGCCAGTAAAGTCTCGGCTTTGACCATGGGCATAAATTCTTGAGTATGTTGCAGAGCCACCAACCCTTGCGTAAGCATTTGCATTAGCCGTTGAGCCAGTTCCTAAAGCATTATTGCCGCCATACCCAGATGAATAAAGCTCACCGCTTTCATTTAGATAATAACTTGTCCCATAATAAGTCCAGCCACCAGCATAGTGTTGATACTGGTTGTTAATAATCTGATAAGCATCTGTTGCTCCAGATATTTGCGTCCAAGTATTAGTAGCTGTACTCGTACTGGTAATACCAGCAAGATGACCGTTGGTATTGTAACCTGTAGCAAAAACATCTTTATTTGCATCAACAGCCATAGCTGAATGATATCCAATTTCGATGTGAGTTACGTTACTCATTGTTGTAATTAATTGAGGGCGGTTTTGGTTTGTTGCGTTACCATTACCCAACATACCCTGCCTGTTGTGACCCCAAACAAACAGTCTGCCTTGTTCATCAATACCGTAGCAAGAATGTTCTTGACCAGAACCTTCGCCACCACCACTTGTCCAAAATCCACACAAACGAGTGCCAGTGCCACTGTGGGTTCTTCCCTGACCAAACGCAGGAACACGAACAAGATTATGGCGGTCTAGTGTATCACCAACGCCAAGCTGTCCATGACCATTATAACCAGCCGCAAACAATCCGCCTTTGTTAGTCATTACATAAAGATTGTAATACTGATACCAGATGCGAACAAAGTATTCGCCATCTTCTAATCCACCAAACTCAGGAGATATATTAGTTGTAATGCCTCTGCGATGAGTGTTGCCACCAGAGTTACCCATTACGCGATAACCATCTGTGCCAGATAGAATGACTTCATGGTTTTGATTTAGATACGCAAAGCCACGATATCCACCACCGTATCCTGTCAACTTATCTTGAAACATAAGAGGACTCATCTTTGGATTAGGTATACCGCTTTCGGGTATCCAGTTGTTTGCATAGTCAGCAAGCCAAGCCCTAGAGCCAGATGCTCCATAAGTGGTTGCCGCATTGTGATGAACAACTTGGTCATAGTTTGGCTTAAGATATTTTCTACCTGACAAAGCATCTAAAGGTGAAAATGTTAAATCATTACCTGATACTGTTAGTATGTCGCCAGAACTACCCCGAGCAAGGCGTGTTGCGTTAGTACCATCGTGAGTAAGGATATCTCCTTGAGTAGTGAGAATGTTCGTTCCTTGCGCCACCAAATCCCAAAACGTCGTGTTAGAAGTTGTAGGGTTGTTGGCTTCCCAATGTGTTGTTGTGGTAGTCGCTGTGCCGATGCTTGCTGTAGCATTGATATACCTAAAGACATTACCGCCATCCGTTACAAGGTCATTAAGGGAATACTGTACAGTAGCATCATATGCTGGTGCAGACTGGTCAATGATAGCAATCCAAGTGCTGCCGTTATAGGAGACAGCATCATTTTTGCTGTACACCGTACTAGCGCTAAATGTGGATCTCCAGTTGAAACGTATTTTACCAAGGTTCAAAGTAGCCATTTTTCACACTCCTTATGGCAGGCCTATTTCAAGCTCACCGCTTGAGTTGATGGAAAAAGTCATACCTGACGATCCAATCATATAATTATCATAACTATCTATCCCAAAGCTTGCTGACACACCAGCCTCAGAAAAATCAAGTATAAGGTCACTGTTACTATCTACACGCAATCCATAGAAAACAGCAGTATCCGTAGCTGGTGGGGCAAACTGAAACCCAGTTGCACCCGCATTTACTTTAATAAAGTTGCCTATATTAGATGATGTAGGCGCTGGTATATTAAGAGCCGCCTGTGATGCCGCAGCAGCAGTAGCACTAGCGCTTGCAGATGTAGCAGATGTAGCGGCAGCATTAGCAGAACTTAAAGCAGCAGCAGCATTTGTTTGAGCCTGTGTGCTTGCACTAGCAAGACTGTTAATCTGTGAAGCAGATATACTTACATCGATGTCACCATTTGCATCAAAAGCCAAAACATTGCTGGCACGAACAGTAGAAATAGGTAACTCAATAGATGTAGTTGTATCTGAGTTTTTTAGTGATACGGCTCTTGCAGCGGCAGTTTCATTCTGCTGTGCAATAGCAAATATCCTATCAAAATCTGTATTCAAAGATGTAATAGAGAACGGCCCAGATGTAGGAAAATCTGTTGTTCTTTCAATTGCTATGTCACGAAATATAGTAATAGTATCAGTGGTAGTATAAGCATCACCAAAGGTAACATTACCACCAGAAAAGCCATCATCAACAGCATTGCCAGATACAGCAAATGTACCTGTGCCTGTCCCTCTAGACAAAACAGTATCCACGCCAGAGGAGTCAGTTACGATAACGTTAACGTCACTCTCTGCAAAGAATGGAAAGTCGATAGCTAAAGTAGTAGTGTTAGCAACAATGGTATTGCCGCTATACTGTACTCTGGCATCATTATCTGCAATTTCTATAGTAGCCATACTGTTTTATCGCCTTATAGCTGTTGTTAAGCAATTCACATTAGTCAACTGCATAAAACCCCCTTGGGAACAGTGGGTGTGATTGATAGGGGGTAGCCCTTAACATACTATTCATAAACTCTTGCTCAAAAGCTCTACCTGATAATGCTTCAGTTGCCATTCTAGTAAAGTCATAAACAGTAGCACCACCTGGGCCAGCAAATGTGGATATTGTTTTTCTTACAGATGGCTTTTTTGGCTCTCCACCAGCAAGGGCATCTAAACCCATATTATTAGATGTCATTACTTCTAACGCATGGTTGAAGTCAGAGAGAATTGCAAACAAACCAGCCCTGTCTGCACCATCAGCTAACACCTGACCCCAAGTACGCTTTTTATCATATCCATACTGTATCTCTTTGATTTCATTAACAAGCATACCAAGAGACGCCATTGCCGCAGCGCCTATGTAAAAGTTAGCATTTCTTTCTTGCAAGCCAGATATAAGCATACGCTGTGTAGATGATTGACCAAAGCTTTTGAACTGAGCAATCATCCCACCTACATGACCCTCAGTCCACAGTGCTTTTTCACCTGTGTTCGGAGTAACAATGGTTCTGTTTATCTGTTGGTTTAATGCTCTTTTGAAAGCATCTGCCGCACCAGTATCAGTCCATGCACCAAGAACAGGAAACTTAAAAGAGCCTACTTGATTAAAGAAACCATCTACTTGCATCATAGAATTAATTCTTGATGCCATCGGCCCATCAATGCCGTTGGCTAACAAACGATCTCTATCTGCAATGGGTAGTGTTTGCCAGTCTTTTCCTACAGCTTTAAGCATACGGTTACTAATTATAAGACCACTAAACTCTTTCATTACAGTAGTCCATATATTCAAACCATTAAGTAAGAAGAATGGAACTTGTATATTCTTTACACTTCTTTCAAGAGGACTCATTCTGCCAAATGTAGAGCCAGTGTCAGCCATAGCAAATGCTCTCATAGAGAGAGTCATGTCCAATGCTTCACCAACTTCACGAATCTGCTGTCTGTTAAGTTGAAGTATTTCTTTTCTTTGTGCGCTTAACAAAGCCTTCAAACCTGTGCCAAAGAAAGCGTTTAGACCTTCTGTCATAATTGGCCTTGCTATATCAGGTAGTGATGATACAGCTGCTCCACCCATATAAACCAATGGGCTGTAGTTCTTTAGCAAAGATACGCCTCTGTTTAACATAGAGTACGGATCTGATGGTCTGCCATAAACACCACGAAGCAAGTCTCTTATCGCTGTAGCATCTCTCTTAGCAGCGGCATTAGGCAATGCCGCAATATCATCTGCCATATCAACAGAACCAAACTTACGAGTAAGCTCAATATCCATACCCATTCTGCGTACATGGTCACGGATTACTGCTTCTGTATTAAAGTCCAAGAAGGGAACAAGAATCTCATCGTCTACATCGAGCATACGGGCTTGTGCGCCACCAGCCGCAACATCGTCTATAAACGAATCAAACCCTTCTAAGGTATCATCATAAGAGTTGGTTATTTTAGTCCAAGCTTGTTGTGCTGGCTCTCTACCAATCTGACCACCAACAACACGCATCCATTCTGCTTTACCAGCATCAGTAAGCAGATATTCAATATCATAGACTCTAGGAAAATAACCTTGTGAGCGTATGGTAGCTTGCACACCAGCTTGAGTAATAACGTCCCTCTTTGCCGCAAGGTTATCCATTTGATTTGATATCTTAGCAGCAGTTGTGGGGTTTGCAGTCTCTAGGCGCTCTTGTAACTTCGCCAGTTTCTTGTCAATCTCCTTAACCCATAGATTAACATTAGTACCTTCTCTGCGAACTAAGTCTAAAACCTCACGATATGCAGTTGCAGCCTCATTAACAAATGGCGTCATTTCATCTGCCATGTCGTCACCGCCACGCATCAAAGCCAAACCAACACGTTCATTGAACATTCTGTATAAGTCTGTATTTCTGCCGTGACCTTCTGCTCTTGTAGAAACCTTTTCACGCAACATTCTAAATGCGTTTGCAGTAACTCCAGACCTGTTATTATATTTACCTCTGTAGTTTAAGAACGCTTCCTCTGCTTTGGTGATAGCGTTAAAAAGAGGCGTAAGATATGTCGTCTTAAACATAGTAGACACAGAGTTATTATTCATAGGTATCTGGTCGTCTACCTTGTTTAGAATCATTCCAGCTGGCTCAACCAAGTCTTGAACCAACCTTGATGACTCTGCACCACCCTGCAACATTCTAAGCAGAGGGTTTAGTGGTGCGTTTTCAATACCAAGTCTGGTAGCCCTCAGTGACTCTTGACGTTCTAAATCACGGATACTTACATTAGCGGCAGCTGCACCAGCTGACTTAGGTGTTGCTTCAAAACCAATGGTTTCATCTGCATTGAATCTGTCCTTAGCAAACACAACAACTTCGTTTTGGTCAAAGTTAGCGTTCCCAGGTGTTTTGCCCGGACGATTAACTAGCTGACCATTATCCCATACATTAACAATGATGCCATCATGCCCTAAATCTTTTGCCATTTTACCAATAGAACCATCGGTAACAGCCCTCATGCCAGACAAAGCAAGCATTGCCTCTGCTTCTTCAGGACTCATATCTTTGCCTGTTCTAGCAAAGAACTCCTGTATGTCACTTGCGTCTCTAATAACAAGTGGGTTTTGCAATGTTACCTCGGCTTCGATAACATCATCTCCGTAACCGGAAGCCTGACCTTTACTGACAGCCCAATACTGAGCATCATCACCCATAGAACCTGACATCGGCCCCATAGTTGGAGTCTCCGTTTGCGCTCTCCATAATGTAGCAGTAAAAGGTTTGCCTGTTTCAACACCATTTAAGTTCTCTGCTTTTTGACGCCAAGTTACTGGCTCACCAGATTCGTCTCTGGCAACATTCTCAGGCTCTACACGCCTTGGATCTGAAACATATGGCTGGTCATTAATAGTCGAACCAAAGTTTACTGGCTCATAATCATCTGGGCTAACCTTACCACCTAAGTTCGATGATGCTGGTCTAAAGGTTGATTTACCAAATGCAGCACCAACTGTGCCGTTTAAGCCAAACATAGCCCCCATAACTATGAGTGACTCAGCATTTGTTCTGGTCATGCTTTCTTGTCTGCGTATGTACTCATAAGGAACAGTAGCCGCAAAACCAACAGACCCAGCCGCCATGAATCTATGACTGGCCTTTGCGCCTTTAGCCCACCACCCAAGAACAGGAACATAAGTCAAAGGGTCGCCTAATACGTCTGCACCAAAAGAAGTTGTGTATGCCGCACCCCTCATTAGTGCGCCCCCTGGCTTCTTTTGCTCAAAATCCATAATAGTCTTTTTGGCTTCCATCGATTCGTCATAAGACCTAATCATGCCGTCTAGCTCTTTGCGACTGCCAGCACCGCCAAATATTCTTTTATTAGATTCTAGCCTTCCCCCAGGCTGAAACTCTTGTTCTGCTAAAGGTTCAAAGTCAGGATCGTTTTCATATTCTTCTTTATCCCACCATCTATAAGCAACAGCAGGGAAGCTTTCATAAAGCCTTGCTCCAACATAATCAGTAAACCCAGGAGGAGGAGTCTGAGAATCATAAAACTTATCGCCATCTTCCTTTATAAAATCAGGAAGTTCCTCGATGTTTGATGCAAATCTGCTTTCAGCCATTATTGTGCCACTGTGAAGAAGTTAAAGTAATCTGCTGCTGCATCAGCTTGCTCTGATGTTATGTTTTCAATACGAGGCAAACCACGCAAATCCGCTAAAGTATTTAGTGCCGCAATGGTAATTGCAGAAGGAGCTGTAGCTCCACCAGTTAAACTTGGCTTATTGATTTCATTTTTTACAGCTTCTCTAACAGCGTAAGAGCCAAAAATTTTACTGTATGAGTCTACTTGGCCTAAAAACTTTACATCCACCCCATTTGCCAAAGCTTTATTGTAGGCTTCATTAAGAACAGTATCAGCACGATAGTTTGGAACAAAGTCGCTAAACAAAGTAGTTGTAAATGAAGAATCAACAAAATCAAAAAGCCCATCGCCTATGCCTGTTTTTACAACAACCTCATAAGAATCTAGACCATTTGGGTTTCCTAATGGACTTGTTCTTCTGAAATAAACATATCCGTTTTGAATAGCTTCCTCTACATTACTTCTTCTTATCCCAAGATTGTCCAGATAAGAATCAGGCACTTCTGCAAGTCCTCTAAGAACCATGTTGTTGAGTACTTCTCTCCTATCTGGATGCAAGTCAGTAGGAAGTCCTGTGCCTACAAGTTGGTTTTCCGCAGGATTTATAACAATTCTTGGAGCGTAAACAGCATCATCCATCATGTTTAACGCTTTAGGAATTACAGCCGCAACATCTAATGCCATACCTGTTAGGCTTTGATTTGTTATTTGAGGAGTAAGTAAGGCTGTGCCAACTTTTTCAAATTCAATCTTTACCGAATCATTTAGCCTGTTCCAAGTTCTTTGGACAGCGCCATTTAGCGCATTAGCATCAAACATACCACTTGAAGCGGCAGTAACAACTTCATGCCTAAACAAAGAAAGTATTTGATATCTAAGGTTTGGAGATGCGCTAAAAGCATTACTGGCTAATGTGACAGCAGCATTGGCATCTTTCTGAGAAGAAAGCCACTGATTAAATCTTTCTTCATTAGCACTGTCATTACCACCAAACCAGTACTCCAAGCCAAAACTACGGTCTTGGTCAAATGTTAGTTTCATTACTGCTTGGAACAAAGCATCGTTGTTATCTTCAATGTCTTT